TCGAGGAACATTTATTAATAAACCTGCCGGTGATCTATTTACATGGCCATCGCCAGATCTTCCATACGGAAAATTCCCATCAGTGAGTACTGCGTTTAGAACAAAAACGACTATGGGAATAGCGGGAGTCGTGACGGCTGGCACTGTTGGCACGGGCCAATTCTCTTGTACTGCAACATCTCTCGCGATAAATCAAGAAGTTGTAATAAGCGGAACTAATACGGGAACCGGATCTATAACAGGATATACGACTCCAAAAACTTATAAAATTACTGTGACAAATGGTTCTACAACATTTACTCTTGCAAATATAGATGGAAGCGCAATTGCTACTGACACTATTGCAGCTAGGACATTTACTGGATTAACCTTTAATAGAATTACAGCGTACGAAGTAGACACTTTAACAGTAAATGATGGTGGTTATGGTTACTCATTCCCTCTTATATTTGGTAATACATTAGGATCTAGTGGAACTAACGTTGTTGCCGGGCCCCTTATGGATAATGGTAGCGGAGCATCTAGTGGATTTACCTGTAACTTAAACGCTTCTACTCAGAAGAATGAAGCTGAGATAATTCCTCTTCTTACTTCTGCAGGAGAAATCGGTGGATATGTTGTTACAAAACCTGGGATTGGTTATACGTTTGCGCAAATAGAAGTTATTGGCAAAAAGAGAATAGAAGGAAACCTTGAAAATCCCTATACAGATTTAGTCGGAAGTCCTAGTAATGATCAAGGATATGTTTCTGGATTTAGTAAAGCATCAATTTTACTTGGGTTTGGTGTTGGCGATTTAGATACTAAACAGTCTAACGTAGAATTATTAGCAGTCGATGGCGCCATATATGTAATTAAGGTGGAAAATGGCGGAAACGGTTATGATTCTAATACTGTACTAACTATTAATGGAAATGGTAGTGGATGTACTGCAGTTCCAGTTATATCGAACGGTAAAATCGTATCTATAAACGTAACTAATGCAGGATCTGGTTATACAATAGCATCAATAAGTATAAGTGGAGGTGGAGGTTCTGGAGCACAACTAAGACCAATCATCTCTCCTCCAGGCGGTCATGGTAAAGACGCAGTGTCAGAATTATATTCTAGTACAATTATGTTTGTGACTAAGATTGCAAAAGAAACAAACAAAGGTGTTGATGTTACTAACGATTATCGTCAAATTACTATTCTAAAAGACCCAAAGATCTTTGCAGAAGATTCTTCTTATAGAAATGCAGTTGGATCTCCTTGCGCCGTATTTACGTGTGATGTAAATACACTTAATACTACTACGTATTCGCAATTGTCATTAGATGATACGCTCTATTATTCTATTTCCGGATCAATTAAACAATTTACTCTCATTGAGAAGTCTCAGATTGATGATAAATACTATTTGTTAGTGATGTTAAACGATAACTATCTACCTTCAACTGGTGATTCTGTGTATAAAATATCGGGAAGTAATAGTTATAGTATCTCCATATCATCAATAAACAAACCTGATTTCAACAAGTATTCTGGGGAATTGGTATACATTGATAACAGATCTAAGTTTACTTCATCAGCAGAACAGACACTCGTAGCATCAACGCTAATTAGCTTTTAAGAGAAAAAAAACATGGCACTAGACTTTTCTATTGAACCATTCTTCGACGATTATTCCGAAGATGACAAATATCATAAAATTCTTTTTCGACCTGGTTATGCCGTACAGGCGCGAGAGCTAACACAGCTTCAAACAATTCTTCAAGAGCAAATTCGTCGTCATGGTGATCACATCTTCAAAGAAGGTGCTATGGTTATCCCAGGCCAGATTGCTTATGACTTGAATTATAATTATGTTGCACTAACATTCTCTGCTGGCGCTAACGTAGAATCCATTTTAAGTAAGTTAGTAGGACTAGAGATTAAGAACGCATCCGGTCTTAGCGCAATAGTAATGAATTATACATTACCAGAAGGTGATGATCCTGCCACTATTTTTGTTAAGTATCTTAATTCAGTACAAGATCCTGCTACTGGAAATAACATTAGCACATTTGATGTTGCAGAATCTCTTGCTCCTACTGGAAATCCAGAATTAGCTGTCACTGTTGCGGGTGAAACGGCAACTACTGTTGTTCCTATAGGAAAGGGATGTGCTGCAACGATTCAACGCGGCATATACTATATTAAGAAAAAGTTTGTACTTGTAACTGAACAAACTGTTATTTTAGACAAATACACGAATAGTCCATCTTATAGAGTTGGATTACAATTTAACGAAAGCGTTATTTATCCAGAAGACAACGAACAACTTCTTGACAACGCTTTAGGATCTCCAAATTACGCTGCGCCTGGTGCAGCTCGTCATTATGTAGATTTAGTCCTAACAAAACTTTCATTAACTTCAGAGACTTCTACAGAGTTTATCGATCTATTAAGATTGCAAAATGGCAATGTTATATTTAAGATCGATAGAACAAATTATGCCGAGATTGAAAAAACTCTTGCACGTAGAACGTATGATGAATCTGGAGACTATGCACTAGATCCATTCAATATTCAAGCTAAAGAATATAGAAACAATCTCAGAGGAGATTGGGCTGCTGGAGAAAAGTTTATTCAAGGCGATCTTATCAAAATTTCTGATGGCGGTTTAGGATTTTGGTATTTTGTTGCTGTAAAGTCTGGAGTGACTGGCAACACTAGACCTTCAACTGCTTTTACATCTGCCGTAAATGGATCAGCAGATTATGTAGATGATAATGGCGTTAGATGGGAATATTCTCGTTATCCAAACTTTAATCAGGGTTTAGTAACATTTACTTCCGGTAGTTCCGAATATGCTAATTTTACTTTAAATGATCATATACATCTAAATGGAATGGTTACACATGGCGTTGAAGCTGGTAAAGCGTATGTTCGCGGTTACGAAATAGAAAAACTAGCTACACAATTTTTAAATGCATATAAGTCTAGAAATGTTCCTCAAGGATCTAATGCTTTAGCTAAATATCTCGGTTTAGCTAGTAGCACTGACGCTGTTACGACTGTTCCTGCTGTAGTAGATTCAATTTCTTCTACAAAGACTGCCACATTTGATATGTCTATGGGTTCATATGTAGTAGTTAATAATACTGCATACTTACCAGATATAGTCACATTTGGACGAACAAATCTACATTATGTCACTAAAGCTCTTTCCCATTATGGAGGAACATTAGCAACAGTAGCAATAACTGGAACAAGTGGTCAGTTTTCATGTGCTTCTGGACTAGCTTTATATATTGGACAAAGAATTACTATAACCGGAACTCCAACAGGAACACCTATTACTGGGTACACAAATGGAACTGGAACACAGTATGTGATCATTGAAACAAATGGTTCAACTACATTCAGAATTGGAACTCTTAGTGGAACCGCTGTAACAACTGCTGCAGGTACACCTACTGGTTTAACATATACAATAACTGGTACTGGCGTAGGCACTGCTAGAGTCAGAGCATTTGAAAAACATCTTTCAAGTAACACTAACTATAAGACATTCCTATTCGATATTTCGATGAATGCAGGATTTTCATTCGCGGAAATTAAGTCTATTGCTACAAATAACTCGACTGAATTTAAAGCCGATATCATTTTAGATTCCGGAATAGCTGTACTTAATAATCCTTCGCAATCGTCATTAATCTATAAACTGCCTGATTATGCAGTATCTGAGATTTCATCTGCTGAATACATTGTAGTTGTACAGCTTCCACAACAAAATTCAACAGCAGGTGCTACTCCAACTTTATCGTATAATAACACTGCGTTCGGCGGAATGACATTTGAAAGTGGATTAGATGACGATAACTATATCGTTATAAACAGTGGAACTGGCGCTATAGTTACTCCTACGACTATTGCTACAACTAGTACTACATTAACTATTAGTGGTGGACTAGCTGCTAATACACCGTATAAAGTATTAGCAACTATGAAAAGAGTTGGCACTAGTAATATTCAACACACTCGTGCAATTACAGATGCTACGCAATCTATTAATACACAAATTGATGCTCAAGCTAATGTAATCACACTTGAACAGTCATATGTTTCAAGAATAGTTTCTGTAAGAATGTCTAGTCAAGCTTGGGGCACAGCAAGTCCTACTTATACTACTGATATCACTAACAGATATCTATTTGACGCAGGTCAGCGTGATACTCATCTTGCATCTTGCACGCTCACATTAGATCCTTCAGCCACAGTACCTGCTGGTCCTATCCAAATAAAATATGAATATGTAAACAAAACTTCAAGTACTAAATCATCATTTAACGCAGTTGGAACTTATACGCACTCTGCGTCTAATATGACATATGACCAGATCCTATCAGTATCTGGTCAACCACTGAGAGATTCTATTGACTTTAGACCATATCAGTCTGGTTCTACACCGACATTCACTGAACAGTATCTACCAAAATATGGTAGTACAGGCTCATTTAGTTATAACAATTATCTATCTAGAATAGATGATATTTCATTGAGTAGTACTGGAAATTATATTATATCAAGAGGTATTCCAGGTACTTCATCTGGTGCGCGTGTGCCAAATGATTGTATGAAGTTAGCTAGAATTACTTACGAACCATATACATTTACAAATGGTCAGAAGCCTGGCGTAGTAATTGACAGAGCTGAAAACAAACGCTATACGATGCGCGACATTGGTAAGCTAGAGCGTAGAATACAAGATCTAGAATATTATACAGCATTAAGCTTAACTGAACTAGAAACTAAGAATATGCGAATAGTAGATTCTAGTGGATTAGATCGCTATCAGAATGGTTTCTTAGTAGATTCTTTTGATGGTCAAGGTGTTGGAAATGCGTCATCTGATGATTGGAACGCATCTATAGATTCTAAAAACAAAGAACTAAGACCATTCTTCTCTCAAAAACAAGTGACGCTGCTTGAAAACGTTTCAGCAGTTGATAGAAGTTATAAAGTTTCTGGAGACTTAGTAACACTTCCATATACTGAAGAAGTTCTAATAGAACAGAGAGCAGTTACTACTACAGAATTTGTAAATCCTTATAATCTGCATTCTTATAGGGGAATCCTATCTATTAATCCTTGGTCTGACACTTGGTTCTCCACTCATCATCGTCCAGATATTATAATTAATGACGAAGGGCAATATAACGCAATTGTGGCTAAAGCTGAAGCAGATGGAATATTAGGTACTGTATGGAATAATTGGCAAGTTAATTTCTCTTCAACTAAATCACTTGCAACAAGATTACAAAATCTTGGCGCATGGTCACAGGCGGATACGACTATCTTAAGTAGTGCGAATAATGGAGGCACATTCTGGAGAAGTCGTAGCACATTCACTGCAGAAGAATTAGATTTTATTGGAAATACAGATCGTAATGTTTGGAGCGACCAAGCAAATTCTGTTGCTGGTTCTCGCGTAATTACACTTGAAACTTCTGCAGTAGAAACAAAAAGCTCTCGCGCTGGAACACGCTCTTTCATTGTCGATAAAGTTGATTCGAGAGTAGCAGACGATCGTGTTGTAGAAACGCAAATAGTACCATACATTCGACCACGTTCAGTATTATTCACTGGATTTGGATTTAAGCCAGAGACTAAGATGTATGCGTTCTTTGATAATATTCCAGTAGATTCTTACATAGAATCGTGCACTAGAATTAAAATTACTCCTATAATTAAAGCCGCACCTACTACATACTATCCTCTTAGATTTGACACTGAAAGAAATGCTGGATCTGCAGTAAGTAACGCAGAACGTACAGTATATTATTCTGATGGAATTCCAGTGACTGGAACTGTGACATTTACAAATGGAAGTGCGACTGTACAAGGTCTTGGAACATCGTTTAATACTCAGATATCTGCTGGAGACACGATTGTAGTTGATGCAGCACAGCGCTATGAAGTATTGTCTGTTAGCAATAGCGGCGTTACTAGCGGCGTTACACTAACATTAAAGACTAATTACACTGGCGTAACAGCCAGTAGCGCAAATATTTCTATTAAAGTTATTAAACCTAATAACATGACTTCAGAAGTAGAAGTTGCATTCAACCACGGCGAAGTTATTAAAGAATATGTAGGCAATATTGCAACAGGAAAAAGCGCAATTGTAGTCGGACAGGAATTGTTCAAAGGCGAATACTACATTTACGTATTAAATATCAAAGGCACTGATAATCAATTCTCAAAAGCAGAAAATGCAGAATTAAGAGGAGAGTATACCGGTGCTGGAGAAATTCCTCGTGTAAAATTTGTACAAATGGATGCTCCAGGTGCTGGCATAATTAGTACGTACACTGGACAAGTTCTTGGCATATTTAAGATTCCAAGTAATCCTATTTTAAAGTTTAGAACCGGTACACGTGAATTAAGATTCTCTGACAGTCCATCTACTGATGCCGCAGGACGCGCAGCAACTGAATCTACAAATGGCTCTACAATGTATCAAGCTAATGGTCTTGTAGAGATTATGCAAAGAACAATCATTTCCACAAGAACTGCTGATGTTGTTTCTCAACAAGTTTCAGATGAACAAACTATCGTTACGACAAACGAAAGATTAACTCGCGATACTGGATGGTTTGATCCACTCGCGCAAACATTCTTAGTTCAGCAAGAAAACGGCGCATTCTTAACATCTGTTGATTTATTCTTTGCAGCAAGAGATCCTAATCTTAAGATTCCATGCCGTATAGAAATTCGAGAAGTTGTTAATGGATATCCTGGTGCAAAAGTGTTACCATTCTCTAGAGTGGAAATGAAAGCGACTGATGTTAACTTGAGTACAACAGATGCTGGTGGAAATACTACTATTGTTGCAACTACATTTAAGTTTTCATCACCTGTATTTGTACAAAACGGCGTAGAGTATGCTCTAGTTGTGCTATCTGATTCTGACAGTTATAAGATTTGGATTTCTCAAACCGATCAAACAGACGTGTTAACTAGGACAAAAATTCTTTCTCAACCATATAATGGCGTATTGTTCAAGTCACAAAATGCATCTGCATGGACTGCTGATCAAACTCAAGATATGAAGTTTGTAATTAGAAGAGCTAAGTTTACACAATCATCAAAAACAATTGAATTTATTCCTCCAAAGCTAGGATACACAAATCTAAGATTCAATCCTTTTAATCTTATAACAGACTCAGGCAAGTGTAGAGTTGATCATCCAAATCATGGAATGGTTGTGGGTAATAAAGTAGTCTTTATGAGTAGACAGATAGTAAATTCTATAAATGGCATATTAGCTACGACGATATTTAGATCAGCTGGTCATGAAATTATTTCTGCAGAACTTGATTCATATGTAATTGACTTTGGCGTTAATTCTACTGGAACTGGAAAAGTTGGCGGAGGCTATATAGCAGCAAGTGAAAATTACGAGTTCCAAACTGCATTACTAGAGGTTGGCGAGATTGTTCCAGCTAGTTGTTCAGTATCATATCAGGTAAAGAGTATTCCTCACAGTAGTAGTTATTCGGTGTCTTCTGCGCCAGTCTTATATAATATAACACCTAAGGAAAACAGAGACTTTGATGCTACTCAAGTTTATCCATCCGAGATCAACTATCCAAGTGTTACATTCCCAAGTAGACTTAGTGTGATAGCTACGCTGAATCCAGGGTCTACAGATTCTATATCTCCAGTTATAGACTTAAGCCGAATTGCTCTCACTATGGTTAGCAATAAAGTAGACTCTCCAGATTATCTTATAAATGATTCCGCTTTAGATGTATTCCCAATATCTTCGGGTAATGTATCTATAGGCGTAGGCAGCGCAATAGAATTGCCAACGATAGATGGTTATCCAACTATGCTAGTAAATTCTACTAACTCAGCAACACTATTCACTAACTTGAACAATAACCTGAGCGCTGGCGATATGATTAGATTTGTATACGTTGGAATTACTGATGCAACTCGCTACGCAATCATTTCGGATAAGAGCCGTGACGGTGCTGGAAACTTATATCTAACTTTAGAAGCACTAGATTCTAGTAAACCTATTATATCTGCAAGTCAAGTAACTCTTACTTGGATGTCTCACTTTAAGTCAGAGTATGCATCAATTGGCGGATCTACACATAGTAAATATGTAACTAAGAAGATAAACTTTTCTCGTACATCTGATATGCTTCGCATTATGTTCGGAGCACTGATACCGAATGAAGCAGAAGTTGAAATTTATTATAAGACTGGAAATAGTGTAGACGGTGACTTCATTGCATCACGTTATTATAAAATGCTTCCATCGAGTTATAGTAAGTCATCTACAGAGTTTTCTGAAATAGTAGCAAGTGCAGAAGGTTTAGATTTATTCGATAGCGTAATAATTAAGTTAGTAATGAAGTCTACGAATAAGGCTAAGGTGCCTCGTATACAAGACTTCAGAGTTATAGCGTGTGCAGCATGACGGCACTCTTTAAGAAAGTAGATGGACATGAGTCTCTTATAAGAGACATGTCCTCTCATGCCATTATCTCTACTAGCAATTATGAGTTTGAAGAATATAAGAAAAGACGAGACGCTCAGAAAAGACAGATAGATATTGTTAACAAGCAATCTCATGAAATACAAGAACTTAAAAGCGATATGCAAGAAATAAAGCAATTGCTTAAACAATTAGTTAAAGGCGAGTAAATGGCACAGATTCTTACACAAGCAAGATTAGCTACTACAGTAAATATACCTCTTACTACTAACCTAGAATCAATCCTAATTGATGGGACTACTGTAGTTATTGGGGATAGAATACTAGTTAAAGCGCAATCTGACAAAATACAAAATGGCATATACGTCGTAACTCAGGTATCAGCGAATTACAGATTAAGTCGTGCGAGCGATTTTGCTGCAGCATCATCACAAACTGCAGGTACTATCATATTCGTACAAGAAGGTAGTACATTTGCTGATACTGGTTGGACTATTAGCACCAACGGAATTATCACGGTTGGAACTACCGCGATTGAATTTGCTAAGTTCTCCGTTAACTTAACACCAGTTGGTTCTAGTATAGGATCATCCATTACTTATCGTGGCGAAAAGGGATATCCTCTCACTGTAACTGAGCTAGATAATAATTTTAGATACATTACCGATAACCTAGTAACAAAATTAAACATAGTTGATTTTAATTCTATTTCCGTTCGTGATAAGATAAATGCTCTTACTGCAGAAGTTGCAAATTTAGATGTATGGAAATTAAGAGGATATGCTCCTTCAACTGGTTCCACGTTAAGTACAATAGCGCTTAGGGATACTAATTCAGACATATTTGCTAGAAAATTTCAAGGCGACTTAGTTGGAAAGGCCGATTATGCTGGCATTTCAGATTCTGCTATCTTAGCACACAATTTTGATGGCTTAATTGCAATTGCTAATGGAGGAACTAATGCTATTACAGAAGCAGGCGCTAGAACTAGTCTCGGAGTAGTACACATAGGCGGTGACACTCCAATGGTTGGTAAACTAACTCTAGTTGCAGGAGGTAGCTCTGGTGCATCTTTGAACATACCTTCAAGAATTGCTACTGTTGGAAGTCTTGCTAATGGTGACGTATGGACTGATTCTACTAATGTATTTTATAGATTAAGTAACGTAACACAAACTGTTGCTCCTCTAAATGCTCCAATTTTTACCGGTGGTGCTCAGTTTGCAGTTGATATTGCCATTAGTAGTGATAGCAATTCGCTAGCAAATACTGCTTATGTTCAAAAACATAGAACTGAGATTAATACTGCACTTAATCTAAAAGCACCTATCGCTTCTCCGGCATTTACTGGCACTCCTTCTGCGCCAACAGTTTCTGTAACAGATGGAACAGATGAAGCTGGAACAACCAAGCTAGCAAATACAGCATACGTAGTCAGTAGAATTAATAGAACTCTTCAAAATTATTATACGTCTACTGCAACTGATACTGCAATTTCTACTGCAATATCTCCATTGGCGCCTTTAGCTTCTCCTGCATTAACAGGAACTCCAACAGCACCTACACAGATTTCTATAGAAAGTAGCACAGCCATTGCTACTACTAAGCACGTTACAGATAAGATAGCTGACGTTATCGCCAATTATAGTACTACAACTCAAATGGGTACAGCTATCGATAATAAAATTTCAAGTAAGGCAAATACTACGTATGTAGATGGATTACAAAATAAATGGGGAACATCTAGAAAATACGTTCAGTCTGCTCAGCCTACTGATGCTGTCGATGGCGACTTCTGGTTTAAGATTTAATATATGTTCTTACTATCATATAATAAAGACGTTGTCTACGAAATAACTGCGTCTAAGAATTGTGTTGTAGAATTTCAAATGATTGGCGGCGGCGGTGGCGCAGGTGGCACGGATCGTCTTACGGGTAGTCCTGGATATAATGGTGTAATCACAACTGGTAGCATTCGGCTTTTAGCGGGCGAAACAATATATTGCGCGCTTGGTGGACCTGGTAGTGGCGCAAATTTAGCCAGTTACGCTGGTGGAGCTGGCGGATATGCGATTAATAATTATTCCGGAGGATCTGGAGGAAATGCTGGACCGACCGGGAGCTCAGGTGGCGGTGGTGGTGGCGGTGGCGCAAGCTTAATTTGGAAAAATGGCGTCAATGGTTATCAAAGTATTTCAAATATAATTGCGATTTCTCCTGGAGGACCTGGTGGAGGTGGCGGAGGTTACTATAGTAATGGTTATAGCAATGCAAGTGTATATACGATACAACCTATTAAACACTATTATGCAGCTTCTCCACCACAACCAACAGGTCCTGTAACAGATAATAGTGGCGGCGATACCAACACCGGCTACAACGGGGGCATATTTTGAGCTATTATTCTCAATTTTTAAATGACTACGGTATACAGTATCTCGCCGAGCGTAGTAGGTATGAAGTTTACTTTGCAACAAGTGGAAATTATAAATTTACTATTGCTGCCGATGACTATGCGTTTCTATGGCTTGATAATGGTGAGGTAAATGGTGTGGCAGATTACATAGGAAATACTCCTACCGATGCACCTGATTATCAACCACATGATTTTTATCACTACGTTCCTGCTGGATGGCATACCGTAGACGTATATGCTAGAAATTGGGGTGGTATTAGTTCAGTTGCTGCGTCTGCTCTTGCGCCAGGCGCGACAACATATATGTGGACAACGCGATCAGCGTATGATGAAAAGACTATTTCAGAAACTACGTTCGGTCGCGGAGGACATGGCCAAGATCACCAAGGCGATGGAGGTGGAGCTGGCGGCGGCGGCGGTGGATATAACGGTGGAACTGGAGGAACTATTCCTGACGGCGATAATGGCGCTATGAGCGGAAATTTTGGGAGCACCTTTGCAAATATTGTGCACATGGAATTGTCCAATAATACGTTATTAGCTGATGGCGGAGGAGGTGGTTTTGGACAAGGCGGTCTTGGAGGAAATGGCGCCAATGGTACAGGTGGTGCTGTCGTGTTTAACTCTACTCAAACAGACATTAAATACAATTCTTCTGGAAACCTAATAGATGTTAAAGAAGTTTATGTTAAGGCCGTGAATTCTTCAGGGTTTGGATGGTGGAATGTGTGTACGGATGTATACGTAAGAGATTCTGGCAGTTGGAAGCGTGTTTATGGTAACAATATACCCAATGTAATTTCTTCAACTGTAGCATATAATAATATATCGGGAGCTATGACTCCTTATCCACCACCACCACCTGCACCTGCCGGTGGTGGTGGTGGTAGTTGTAAAATCATTTGCCAGAAACTGGCAGAAATGGGCTTCTTTGACTCGGCAATGAATGCTGCAGATCAACAGTTTGGTGCAATGCTACGAAACCAAGATCCTGATGCTTTCAATGGTTATTTGCGTTGGGCACAACCTGTAGTTGATTTGCTAGAAGGCAAAGGCAGTGTGAGGTTCCGTAAGATTGTATTGTTCTGGGTACAAGATGAACAACGTCGTCAACAGATTCAAAGTAATATTGTTGCACATTATCTAGACGTTATCGCTAGACCGTGGGCTGAAGAAATGGCTTATCGCATGAAAGCTGAGGGATATGACAAGAGCAATCCAGCTGGACGTTTTATCATGAACATTGGGTTGCCAATGTGTAGATCAATTGGACGCTTTAACAAGCACACAGAGTTACCAATGTGGCTCAAGACTGCGTTGATCTGGGGAATTACCACTGTGTTATTAGTAGCTGTTAGTGCAATATCTATGATTGATAAAGTATTCAACAAAATACGTAAAATTTTTGACAGGAGTTAAATAATGGGAATTTCGCTTGAAGAGTATCTAAAGAATAAAGAAGCATGTCCAGTATGTACTGAACACGGAGATGACAATCATTGCCGTAGCACTTTATTAAGTCGTGAAGACAACTGTCTTATTATGAATTCCATTCTCTATAATGATGATGCGTATGATAACATGGATGTTATCTATCTTCAGTCTTTAAGAGGTACCGCGTCAGAAGAAAAGATTTTAGAATATTATATTAGATCAGAGAAACTAGTACGTAGAATAAAAGGTTCGAATGGAAATAGTGTAGAGACTTGGTCATTTTATTACAAGACATACGTGCACGATATCATACAAGATTTAAGAATTCAACATACTCAAGATGCACTAAATAAAATTTTAGAAATGTTAGATTCAATTGAAGCTTCTTTTTCAAACCAATAAATATAATAGAATAGAATTTCATAGGGAATATCATGGCATTTCTAAAGTTTAGAGGAAATACAACTAGTCCGACCAAACCGGGTAGTACGACCGCGGGTAATGTGCCTCTCACTAACACTGAGATCGATGGTAACTTCGCTTCTCTGAACGATGGAAAGCTTGAAAATAGTGGAACTACTAATCATATTGGTAATGTTACATTTGGTAATCAGACCTCAGCGCAAGCATTTACGACAAGTGGTTATCTAAACACTAATTTCAATAAACTAGTGTTTAGACCTAGTTTAGACGTAAATGGAGACTTTAGCGTTGATACCGTTGACGCGTTAAATCTTACAGCGCGCTGGATACAAGGGAATGCGACTACTGGTTCTTTTACTGCTCCATATATAATTCAGCATACGAATAAGACCGCTACTGGCATCATGATGCTGCATGCAGATCCTTTAGCATGGTCTGTTGGTATAGATCAGAATCCATCGATGGTTATTACAGCAGGTAACACTTCAGTTTCTCAGTACATTAGAGTAGGTGGCGCATATGGAAGCAGCGTCACCGATTTTTCTAGTGCATCTACTGTTGCAGATGTATCTTTAAAGGGCACTACTGTTGCAATTAATTCAACGACTGCTTCTACTAATACTTATACAGGTGCTCTCATCGTTGGAGGTGGGCTTGGTGTTGGTGGTGCAGTCTATGCAACTTCTGCAGTATTAACTAACGCTCTTCCAGCAACTTCTGGTGGAACGGGAATCAACAATGGATCAAGTACCATCACCGTTGGTGGCAACGTCACTATGTCGGGAGCTTACACCTTTACGGGTACATTAACAGCCAACACGGCCGTGACATTTCCAACAACTGGAACTTTGGTAAATTCTGCTGTAACCACTTTATCTAGCCTTGCAAGCGTTGGTACCATTACCACGGGAACTTGGAATGCCACTACTATTGGCGCTACTTCTGGTGGAACAGGAACAGGAACATATGCTACTGGAGATATTCTATATGCTTCAGCGACAAATACATTAAGTAAACTTAATATTGGATCAACTGGTCAATTGCTAACTGTGACTGCTGGAGTTCCAGCTTGGCAACCAGCTCCAATTTCGCTTCCAAGTCAAACTGGTAACAGTGGTAAGTTTTTAACCACTAATGGAACTACATCTTCCTGGGCTGATGCTGCTCAGAGTGTTACAGATGATACTTCGTCTACTGCTACTACGAATTATATCCAGTTTACTACGGTCACCTCAGGAACAATCACTGCGACAAAAGTTTCTTCTACAAAGTTATATTATCAACCTAGTACAGGCACTTTAAACTCTACAACATTTAATTCTCTTTCTGATGCAAGATTTAAGACTGATTTAGAAAAGATTAAAGGTGCATTGTCCAAAGTCAGACAATTGACTGGATATACATTCACTATGACTGAATCTGGTAAGAGAAGTGCAGGTCTTCTCGCTCAGGATGTTAAACCAGTTTCTCCAGAATCAATTGGTGGAACAGAAGATAGAATGACGCTAAACTACGATTCTCTATTTGGTCTAATTGTAGAAGCAATTAAAGAGATAGATGATAAACTTACATCTATAGAACAACGTTTGGATAAATAAGATATGGCTACAAGCGTTTATTTAGATATCGATCAGGGTTCTGATTTTACAACTGAAATAACACTCGAAAACGATAATGGCATTGCTATGAATTTGACTGGAGTTACAGTGTATTCTCAGTTTAGAAAAAGTTATGGATCTGCTACTGCGTATGCTTTTACATGCGTAGTTTCTAATGCGCTTCAAGGCAAGATAAGATTATCACTTACAGGTGTTGCATCCTCAGCAATTAAACATGGAAGATATCTATATGATGTTGAAATAATTGCTGCAGGTGGTTCTAAAACTCGTGTAATCGAGGGTATTATAACACTTAATCCAGAGATAACTAGAATACCATGAAAGTAAAAGTCAGTACACCAATTCCAGCTAGTGTTGTAGTAAATACGCAAGGCACATCTGAAGTTGTTGCAGTTGGTATACAAGGTCCTCAGGGTATACAAGGTCCTGCGACTCTACTTGCAATTAATAATGCAATTGACGTTGACCGTTCTAATTTAAACGATGGATCAGTTTTAGTTTTTAGAACATCAACACAAAAATGGACAACCACTACAGTGCTAGACTCTCAAGATGTAACTGGTGGACAGTATTAATATTCGGAGAAATAAAAGATGGCATCAATAATTAGAATTAAGCGATCACCAAGCGCTGGTAATCCATCAACATTAGGAGCTGGCGAGATAGCGTATTCTGCCTTAGCTGGTACGCAATCAAATGGTGGTGATCGCTTATATATTGGTTTTGGAACAGAAACTGCCGGTGATGCAGCCAACCATTATGTGATTGGCGGTAAATACTTTACTGATATGTTAGATCATGTCACTGGTACACTGACAGCAAGTTCTGCAATACTAGTTGACTCAAATAGTAAAGTCGATCAACTTAAAACTACGAACTTAAATATTGGTGGTTCTGGTGCAGCAAATACAATTGCATCTAGTGATACAAATGGTAATATTGTTTTAGATCCAAATGGCACTGGTTATGTTTCTATCGTTGGAACTAACGCGCTTGTAATTCCATCTGGAACAACTGCTCAACAATCACCATCAACTACTGGTGCTATTCGCTTTAATAGTGATAATATTGCGTTTGAAGGGTATAACGGAAGCGCTTGGACATCACTAGGTGGTGTTCGTTCAGTTGATGGCCTTACATATATTCGTGCTGAGACTTCCTCTGGTGCTTCAAACGATGAATTAGAATTCTTTGCAGCTGCTGCAGATAATACAACTTCAACAAAATATCTTGGTTTAAACAGAACTCGTTTAGCAGTTCTTCCAACAACCACTTCAACTAGCATAACTACCGGTGCTCTTACTGTTGCAGGTGGTGCTGGTATTGCAGAAAACTTATGGGTTGGTGGTACTTCAAATATTGCCGGTGCAACAACTCTTCAGTCTGCATTAACTTATGGTGGCGTAACTCTAAGTAATGCTGTTACTGGTACGGGTAATATGGTATTAAGTGCCTCTCCAACATTTACCGGAACTGTTATTGCTCCAAGTGCAACTGGTATTTCCGTTGGCACCCCAACTCTTGGCACACTAACCGGTGCGGCAACATTCACTTCAGCAACAAGTGTCACAGACACGATTGGTACTTTGAATCAGATTTTAAGTAAACTCGTTCCTACTCAACCATCAAATTTCCCAACCGCTTCGTTGACGATTTCTGGTGTAACGAGCTATCGCATTGCAGTAGCTCAAGGATCCCAAGTACTTAATGGCAACTCTGGATTGCAGGTTGCCGCTGGTTCTACAGTCTCTGCGCTAAGAGGAACTACATTTAGTACTAACACTTTATCTACTCAAGGTCCGGGAGATAATGGTACTATTACTGTTTTACGAAATACATCTACAACTGCAAGCCATGTATTAACTGTTGGTAATACTACAGCAACCGTTGTTACCGCAACTGCTTCTGCCACTACGAATACCAGTGCAGTTATTACTCTTACTCCTGTTACTGGTGTTATTCAAGCAGGACACAAGTTCTTGGCTTCTGGTACTGGCTTCGGTGGTTTGGCTTCTGGTTCTTACTACTATGTTCAGTCTATTACTGGGAATCAAGCCACAATAAAATTATACGACAATACTAATGGTGGTTCAATTGGTGCTAACTTTAGCGCTTCTTCTACTGCTACTGGTACTCTAACCTTTACTGCGCAAGGTGATGCTGGTACAACAACTACAAGTAATACTTCTTTAGTTATTGCCAACAACCTTGCGTCTCCAGTTGGTACTCCAGGATTCTGGGAAACTATCGATATCTCTGCAAGTGGTACTAGTGTTCCAGCTGGTTGGAACACTGTTCAAATTAATCACAGTGGTGCGGGTAATACTAACACTGCTTCATGGTATTATGATTCTAGTGCTCCAGGAACTCCAACTGTCACTCCAGTTTCTATTACTGCACCAGCATCACCAAACTATAGATATAGTAGTGGCGTTGCTCACTTTGATGGCGCTGCAGCGAACAGCTGGACGCTATCTGCAACGGCTAATCGTTTAAGCGGAGACATGTATCCAACTTCGGATAACTTTGCTACTGGTAGTGCTGGTGGTGCGTTTAATGCTCCTGCTACAGTAACATATGCTGGTGCTAGTGTTTCAACTCCACTAGCAGCAAACTTATTTGTTGCTTCTGGTAGTGCAACTATTCCTACAACTGCTTCAATTATCACTGGTTTCGGACAAAGTTCGACTGGTCCAACATTAAGCGTAGCAAACAGTTATGCGACTGGATCTTCAGCCTTCACTACAGCGCTGGCTGGAATCGTTCTTTATAAATCAACGACGACTGGTTCAACTACAGTATTAGACGAAAACAGCATCTTCTTTAATGCTTTAGTTGGTGGTGCATCAACTCCTGCTGCATACCGTGTTCCAAACCCTGGATCTACTGACACTCCTGTATTTACGGCTGGTCAAACTGCGTTTAATAGTCAGTCAGGAACAGTACAAACCTATGACGCTAAAATCGTAGGTGGCACGTTAAGACATGATGTAACAAATTACTCTACTGGTTATTACCCAGCTGGTCCTAATTTCTCAACTCACAATGCAAATCAATATTTTACTTTCGTGTTTATCAGAACTGCGGTAGGTAAGTTTGGTATCGTATATACTGCGCCTTCAGGAATTGCAGGTATGTGGGTTGCAATGCCAGGAACCGGTGGAACAAGTGGAACTACTTCATCATTAAACAAATGGTTATCACTAGGAATTGATAGTTCATTAGCCGATGGTGCTGCTTTTGGTGGAAATATTAACTTAGGTGCTACTACACAACAAACGGTGAATGCTTCTTTTGGTACATTGAGTTCTACTAATGCAACTAATAATGAAATTTGGGTCAGAATCAAGTTAACTGCGAACCAAAGTATAACGCAGCTTTACTTAAGAGATTCAACAGTCTAATAAAACAATAGGAATAACAAATGGCAATCTCCGATCCAACAAAAATAGACTTATTATACAAGAAGCTGTTTGGCGTCGCTAAGACTGATACTTCGGCGCTTAAAAGCGCATCGAATGAAGCTACCGCAAGTCCATTTATAAATCGTGGCGATAAGACATGGACACAGGCCGGTTTAATCCCAACGACTGCGGCCGCTGTTACTGGTGTAGTTCAAGCATATACTACAACAGCAAGAATACAAACTACGGCTGATACAACTACTACAGTTATTGGTAGCGTTTATCCTACATGGAAAACTGGTTTAACAGATTGGATCCCACCTGAATTTGATACAGCAAATCTAACGAATACGTATCGTGTTCAAGTATATTATGGTGCTGCTGGCGTATCTAATCCTGCTTCTACGGGCGGCACGCAGATTTTTGCTGACGGATCTGGTGGAACTGGCGAATGGTATTTTGATTATCAAGCTGGTACACTACACTTCTTGGGTGGCACAATCCCGACTGGGATGACTGGTTCTAGTGTAATTTACATTTACGGTTATCGCTATATTGGTACAGCGGGTTTTGCTGGTTCTACACTTCCAGTTAATAATCTTAGACTAGGTTATACAACTACTGCTACTGCAGCTGGTACGACTACATTAACTGCAGCAAGCACACAGAATCAATTCTTTACCGGTAGTACTACACAAACTATTGTTCTTCCTGTTGCTAGCACTATGGTGATTGGCGATCAATACTTTATTGAGAATAACAGTACTGGCAATTTAACGGTAAATTCTTCTGGTGGTAATTTAGTAGTAACAGTTTTACCTGGAACATCAGTTGATGTTCTATGCATTCTTGCTTCTGGAACTAGTGCTGCATCTTGGGATGCAAAATATACTGGGTTTGCCACTGCAACTGGTACTGGCTCAGTTGTTCTTTCTACTAGCCCAACTCTAGTAACTCCAACTCTTGGTGTTGCAAGTGCTACTAGTATTAATGGATTAACAATAAATGCAAGCACTGGTACTCTAGCACTCGCAAATAGCAAAACACTAACTGTTAGTAACACATTAACATTTACTGGTACTGATGCTTCTTCAATTGCTTTCGGTGCTGGCGGTACAGTTACATATACAAGCAATAAACTATCTGCTTTTTCTGCTACTACTTCAGCAGAATTGGCTGGCGTAATTTCTGATGAAACTGGTTCTGGTCTCTTAGTATTTGCTACTAGTCCAACGCTAACAACACCTACTCTTGGTGTTGCAAGTGCTACTAGTATTAACAAAGTAACAATCACTGCTCCAGCGAGTGGTTCTACTTTAACTATTGCTGATGGTAAAACCCTTACTGCTTCTAATACTCTAACCTTCACTGGCACTGATTCTTCTTCAGTTGCTTTCGGTGCTGGTGGTACAGTTCTTTATAATGGTGGTGCTCTTGGCACTCCATCTTCAGCTACACTTACTAATGCTACTGGTCTTCCAGTTGCAACTGGTATCTCTGGTCTTGGCACTAATATTGCTACATTCTTGGCAACTCCAAGTTCAGCAAACCTTGCTTCTGCTCTTACTGACGAAGCTGGTTCTGGTACTGTTGTATTCTCAACCAGTCCAACTCTAACAACACCAACAATTGGTGCTGCAACTGCTACTAGCATTACTGGTTCTACTGGTAACCTTTCTATTACTGCTGCTTCTGGTAATAATAGCATCAGCTTGGTTCCGACAGGAACAGGTACTGTTGATGTTAATAGTAAGAGAATCACTTCCGTTGCTGATCCTACTCAAGCACAAGATGCTGCGACTAAAGCATATGTTGATTCGTTATCAAACGGTCTTGATGTTAAACAATCAGTTCGTGCAGCAACAACTATTGCATTAACTGCAGCATATGATAATGGTACTGCTGGTGTTGGTGCCACATTAACCAACTCTGGTACGCAAGCTGCTTTCGCTCTTGATGGTATTAACTTATCAGTTGGCAATCGTGTTCTTGTTAAAGATCAAGCAGCTGCATTGCAAAATGGTGTCTACACTGTTACAACAATTGGTACGGCTTCTGTTAACTGGGTACTTACTCGTGCCACTGACTTTGATAATAGTCCAGGTGTTGAAGTTGGGCCAGGCGTATTCTTCTTTGTTGAAGAAGGTGCTACTAATCAAGATAACGGTTATGTCATAAATACCGATAGTGCGATTACTATTGGCACTTCAGCAATTAACTTTAGTCAGTTCTCTGGCGCTGGTCAAATTATTGCAGGTGATGGTCTTACTAAATCCGGTAACACTATTAATGCAGTTGGTACTGCTAATAGAATTAGTGTTGCAGCTGATGCAATTGACATCTCTACTGCTTATGTCGGTCAGGCAACTATTACTACTCTTGGAACTATCGGTACTGGTACTTGGAATGGTTCTTTAATTGGTTCTACTTATGGTGGTACTGGTGTTAATAATGGTTCTAATACATTAACATTGGCGGGTAACGTATCTTATGCTGGATCATTTACTCAAACGTTTACTGCTACTGCAAATACTAGCGTTACTCTACCAACTACTGGCACTTTAGCAACTCTAGCAGGTTCTGAAGCATTGACTAATAAAACCGTTAATGGTTTAACAATAACAAGTACTACTGGCACATTAACGCTAGTTAATGGTTCTACTTTAGCAACCGCTGGTGCGTTTAGTACTACACTGACTGCTACTGGAACAACTACAGTAACACTGCCAACAACTGGCACATTAGCAACACTTACTGGCTCAGAAACATTTACTAATAAAACTTTAACAAGTCCTACGATTAATGGTGGTGCGGCTTCTGGCCTTACCACTTTAGCAATTCGTGATACTTCTGCAGCATTCGATGTAACTATCGCAGCAACTTCTTCTACCGTCCTTACTGCTGGAAGAACCTTAACTCTTGATATGGTTAACGCCGCAAGAAGTATTAAACTTGCGGGTAATATTGATATTGCAGGTAACTTTAGTACAGCAGGCGCCTTTGCCACTACACTAACTGCTACTGGAGCAACTACATTAACACTACCAACGACTGGCACACTAGCTACTCTAGCAGGAAGCGAATCGCTAAGTAATAAGACGATTACATTATCTAGTTTCAGTGGTACAACAGTTGCTGCATCTGGTAACGTAACATTTACTTCTACAACCGATGCATCAGCATTGGGTACTGCTCCAGTAGTTCTATCGGGTGGTTTATCAGTAGCAAAGACTATATACGTTGGAACAAATATTACAGGTGCAGGAGCAGCAACATCTACACTTGATGGATTTGCTATTGATGGTGGCACGTATTAATATATAGTATATGATGGAGGATTTTTATCCTCCTAAAATTATTCCTTTTTAGGAGCATGTATGTCAAATAAAGTCTTGCTGAAGAAGTCTTCAGTAGCAGCTAAGGTCCCTCTTACGACCGATCTTGATTATGGCGAGTTAGCAATCAACTATGCTGACGAAAAGCTATACTTCAAAAATTCCTTAAATCAAGTTAAGTCATTTACTACAGCCGGAGCTGGAGGAAGCGCTGCGCTTGACTTTCAAACATACACTGCTTCTGCAAGTCAAACAACATTTTCAGTATCCTACACTGCTCCATTCGTAAACGTATACGTCAATGGCGTTAGATTATCTAGTGCAGACTATACTGCAACTAGTGGTAGTAATGTGATATTATCTATTGCATGTTCCGCTGGCGATATAGTCAACTTAGTTGGATTCACAAGTCTAACAATTGGTTATGGTCTTCCATCTTTAACTGGAAATTCTGGAAAGTATCTAACGACTGATGGAAGCACAGTATCTTGGGGTACTGTCGTTGCAGGCGGTGGTACTACTACAAATGCACTAACTATTGGTACAGGACTTTCTGGTACATCCTTTAATGGATCTTCAGCTGTAACAATTGCTATTGATTCAACAGTTGCTACATTAACTGGTGCACAAACTCTTACAAATAAGACTTTAACATTACCTACTATCGGTGGTACTGGTGCTACATTTAATGGTTCCACTTCTGGAACTACTGTACTTAAAGCAACTGCTACAGCAGGAACTACTACCATTACAATGCCAGCCACAACTGGCACAATGGCTCTTACTAGTGATATTCCTACTGTTAATGCAGGTACACTTGGTGCTTCTGCAGCGACTGCTGGTTTAACAAATACTGCAATTGCCCTTAACTTTAGTGCTGCATGGAATGCTAACTCAGCATCCAATGTAACAATCAATCCAGTTGTTGGTCCAGCTATTACTAATCTAGCTACATTCATGACAACAGCAACTGCTGGTTTCATTAAACGCTCAGCTCAAGATACTTACGTAATTGATACTAATACATACTTAACTGCCAACCAGTCTATTTCATTGACTGGAGATATTACCGGTTCTGGTACTACATCTATTGCTACAACTCTAGCTACTGTTAATAGTAACGTAGGAACATTTAATAACATAACAATTAATGCTAAAGGTTTAGCTACTGCAGGAAGTAACGTAGCGTATCTAACATCAGTTATTCCAGCAAACTTTGCATCACAAACTGCTAATACTGTATTAGCTGCTCCAAGTGGAGCAGCTGGCACACCAACATTTAGAGCACTTGTCGCTCTTGATATTCCTACACTTAACCAGAACACTACAGGATCTGCAGGTAGTGTTACCAATACATTAACTATTGGTACAGGACTTTCTGGTACATCTTTTAATGGATCAGCTGCAGTTACTGTTGCAATTGATTCAACTGTTGCCACACTAACTGGTTCTCAAACACTAACCAACAAAACTTTAACATCACCAACAATTAATAGTGGTGCAGTATCTGGTACTTTTACTGGTGCACCAACTTTCTCAGATACAACAGCTTCTACTTCAAGCACTACTGGCGCAGTAAAAATTGGTGGTGGTTTAGGTGTGGCTGGTAACATTTATGTTGGCTCAGCAAGTAAAGTAGGTTTCGTAAACGCAAGTAATGTAAGCGTAGTATATCAGGTATATAATGCCACCGCTGGTGGTTTGGATACGGTGTTTGCATAATGCCAATAGCCACAAGACTCACCAATACAGGAACATTATTAGTCAACGGTAGTTTTGACGAGAATACTTCCATTGCTCCGACAAAGTTTAGAACAACATCAAATACGGTTTATGCTGGCACACTGGATGAATTTACTGGAGCACCTGTCGTAGATAGTAGTCTAAAGCTGTGGTTAGATGCTGGTCAGACTGCTAGTTACAGTGGATCAGGAACCACTTGGACAGATTTGAGTGGTAATGGTAACAATGGTACTCTTGTCAATTCGCCGACTTTTATTAGTAACGATGGTGGCGGATGTATTCAACTGGATGGTACCAACGATCATATCACGCTTCCTGTAACTGGATTTGCACCAGCCAGTTTAACTATAGATTATTGGATAAAGAGAATAAGTGATAACGGATACTTTTGGATAGTAGATAATAGCGATCAACCTGAGTTGCGAATGCTTTTTCAGGCAGGAAAATTACAAATATATTTCTATGATGATGGTGCATATTTTTCAACCTCCCTATCCTCTACTACATTTAGCACTGGTTCTTGGTATAATATTACAGTCACTATGACTAACGGCTTACAGAATGTATACATTAACGGTAATCAAGAAATAATAACCACTACTGGAGTATATACTGGTGGACCAAGTGGTAATGCAGGTGAACACACTCTAGGTACATATAACCGACCAGGTGCAGGATATGGAGGTTACGCTAATGTACGAATAGGTAGTTACAGGTTCTACAACCGAGTATTGACCGCAGCTGAAGTGATACAAAATTATAATGCTTTACAAAGTAGATACGGATTAGCATCTATAACAGCAACTCAAATGCCAGTGGTTCAACGACAACAGAGTTCAGGTACTTTATTAATAAATGGTGAGTTTGATGAATTCACAGGAGCACCTATTGTTGATAGTAGTTTGAAGCTGTGGCTTGATGCTGGACAGACTACTAGTTATTCAGGATCTGGTTCAACATGGACTGATTTGAGTGGTAATGGAAATAATGGAACATTAAACAACGGAGTTGCATTTAATAGTTCTAATGGTGGTGGATTAGTCTTTGATGGATCGAATGACTATGTTGATTTAAACACAAATAATATAATAACAGGAACCAATCCATTCACATTCTCTTGTTTCTATACAATAACTGCTCCTAACAATGGCGGTGAAATATTTGGAAATTATGGGGTTGGTTACACTACTAATTACCTATGGATAGCTGGAGAATATGGTGTTTATTTAGATGGAAGTGTTTATTTTCCAGGCGCTCCACTATCAGCAGGAACATATCATATGGCAGTAACAAGAAATTCCGGTGGGTCAGTAATACTTTACAAAAATGGAGTACAAGTAAATTCAGGAACATTGTCATCATCAATTCTTGTAGGTGCTAATTTTAGATTGGGTGCTGATGTGACTGGTAGTGCAGCTAATGGTGGTGAATTATTGAATGGAAAGATTTATAGCCAGATGGTATACAACAGAGCACTCACAGCAGATGAAATCACAACAAATTTCAATGCACTGCGTGGAAGATACGGTATTTAAAGACAATAAATACAACAGTAACCAAATGAAATAATAAAATGGCAAAATTAAATAGCGGTACAAGAATATACGGATCGGCAACGATAGATACAACTTTATCGCTGGGAACATCTGCAATTTTTTCTGGATCAACATCTGGAACAACCACACTGCTTGCAACTGCTACAGCAGGAACAACCACACTAACCTTGCCAGCTGCAACAGATACGCTAGTTGGTAAAGCAACCACTGATACTCTTACTAATAAAACTTTGTCAGCTGCAGTTCTTACGGGAACATTAACCGCTGGTGGCGGAGTAGGTACAAATGGACAAGTTCTACAATCAACTGTAACTGGTGTTCAATGGGCAACAGTTTCTGGTGGTGGTGGTGTAAGTGCGATAACCATTAGTAATAAAACAGCTGCATATACAGTTATTGCAGGTGATCTGGGCACGATCATTAATTGCACTTCTGGTACGTTTACAGTTTCATTAACTGCTGCTGCTACACTCGGTGCAGGGTTTAACGTAACCATTTGGAATACCTCCGCTACTACCGCTGATGCAATTACTATTGACCCTGCTGGTTCTGAAACTATTGATGGACGAACTACCCTAATTCTTCGACGTGGTGAGGGTATGCAGATTGTGTGCGATGGCACAAATTGGCAGACGGGCGATAAGAAAACAATGCGTGGGTATGCTGAAAATATAGGAAACGGTGATACAAGACCAATAGCTACTGGCGCGGGTTCTGTTGCTATCGGTGCGTATACACAAAGTACCAATGAAGGTTCTGTTGCTATCGGCGGCAATACCGCACAAGGCACTGGAGCAATTGCTTCTGGATGGGCGGCAATTGCTATAGGCGCAAGGAGTGGGGGCGCTACTGCTAGTGGTCATCATGCAATAGCTATTGGTGCATGTAGTTCTGGATCTACTAGTGCAACAAGTTTAAATAGTTGTGCTATAGGCTCAAATTCTGGTTCTACAGCGTCAGTTGCAGTAACAGGTGCAGGAGCAATGGCTCTTGGTGGATCCTACGCTTCTGGTATAGACTCGTTTGCTGCTGGTGTGACAAATAATACGAGTAGTTATGGCGCAACTGGTAATAGTAGTATAGCAATAGGCAATCTTGCTCGAGCAAGTGGTTTGCAATCTTTTGTAGCATCCACAGGCACAGCCACCGCTTCTGCTACTCAATCTATTGCTTTAGGTGCTTCAGCCAATGCAAGTGGGGGTGGAAGTGTAGTAATTGCTGGAGCAGGTACAGGTTGGGGAGCAACTGCATCTCAAAGTTCATCTTTTGCTTTAGGAGATGGTGCAGTATCTAATGTTAAAGGTAAATTCGCATTTTCCAGTGGATCATCTAATTCTGGTGCGGGAGATTCTCAGGCTGGAATGTTAATTTTAAATTTGACAACTACAGGTGCAACTCCTACAGCTCTTAGTTCTTATAGCTACTTAGCTGCAAGCACTTCGAGTCAAGTTACACTTCCTAATAATTCTGCATTTGCATTTTTTGGCACTATTGTGGCTCGTCAGCAAGCAGCGGGTGGAACTGCTTCAGCAGCATGGCGAGTAGAAGGATTAATCCGCAGAGAAGGAACTGCTGCAAGTACGGTGCTAGTTGCTTCAGCTATTAACACAATAAGTAATGTTCCAGGATGGACTATAGCATTGACAGCAGATACAACTAATGGCAGTCTTGCTATTACAGCTACAGGTGCAGCATCAACTAATATTAGATGGATTGCAACAATACAGACTTCTGAAGTTACATACGCATAAGGAAAACAAACATGGCAATTCAAATTGATTTAACAAATTCACAATATGGTGTTCCTTTCACAGGAGCCTACTTCCGTGTTGTCACCGCAGCAATCTCTCGCACACGCAATCCAGATAACCGCCATTCAGTTATGATTGACGTTGCGGGTTACGCAACTGCGCCACAAGATGAAGACACTCGTGATATTGAATTTCGACGCTATCACTGTGCATTAACTGAAGTAGAATCTTGTCAAGGTACTACTTTCTTGGCCAAATGCTATGCTTGGGTAATGACACAACCTGATATGCAAGGCTCAATAGGAGTATAAATGTCTATTCAAATTGACAACACGAATGCTGGTACACTAACATTAAAGCCAGCCGCAAGCGGTTCGTATACTTTAACATTTCCTTCGGCAGTTGCTGCTGTAAATGGATATGTACTATCATCAGATACTAGCGGTACTTTAAGTTGGGCTGCAGGCGGAGGTGGTGCAGAAGCAGATACACTTGCGACTGTAACCGGACGTGGTGCCACTACATCAACTACGCTTTCCATAACTAATGCTACTGCATCAACTGCGGTCGGAACAGGCGCACTATTAGTCAGTGGTGGTGCTAGTATTGGTGGTAGGCTGTCCATACAAAATGATTTAGCCAGCGCAGCGTACGGTGGATCGCAGTCCAATGTATGGAATATTTACACTTATGGTGATACCTCTCCAGGAAAATCTATTGCTATTAGTGCAGGAAGTTCTACCGACACTTTCGCTGGTGGTTCTATTACACTTACAAGTGGAAGCGCTGACGAAACTGCCGGTAATGTCAATATCACAGCTGGTAATGGAACTAGTCTCTCTGCTGCTGCAATTGGTGGATCAATAGTTTTACAAGCGGGTACTGGTCAAGGGTCTGCTGGAAGGGTGCAAATTACAAGAACAACAGCATCAACTTCAACCGCAACAGGTGCATTAACTGTGGCTGGCGGTGTTGGCATTGCTGGGGCAGTGTATGCAGGTAGCATATTTTCTAATGGTGCGGAAATAAATACCAAAGCACAAACTTTTATCATATCAATGATTTTCGGAGGAATATAAAGTGGCAAACCCAAATTTACTTAGTGTAACAACAATTCGTGGAAATACAGCGTATATTATACCAGCTGTCACAACGGCTGGACAAACCAGTTGGACATACAATGGCACTACAGCACTTACAGGATTAACACCTGCTGCAAATACAGTCAACAAAATAAACAGTATTGTAGTTACAAATGTTACTGGCAGTAATGCTGCATGCACTGTGTCAATTTCAAACAATGCAACATGGGGTTCCGGAACACCGTACTATGTTGCCTTTGCAATAACAGTGCCTTCCAATGCTTCTATTATTGTAACAGATAAAACCAATGCTCTTTATGTGACTGAGAATCAGTCTATTGGTGTACAAACAAGTGTGTCCAGTGCATTAAGTTTTGTTGCTAATTTTGAGGCACTAACATGAGTCTAAGATGGCCAGGAGGTAAAATTTCTGCAATCGTGGCAGCAACATCGGCTTCGGTCGCCACGGGAATATGGACAACTAACACACAAGCACAGGCAAAAGCTGGCGGTGTTTGGCCAGGAAGTCCTACCCCAACAGTTGAATATCTTGTAGTTGCTGGCGGTGGCGGCGGTGGCTGTAACCATGCTGGTGGCGGTGCTGGTGGCGGTATGAGAACTGCAGCAAGTTTTTCTGTTACTGCAGGTACTCCAATCACAGTAACAGTTGGTGCAAGTGGTGCAGGTGCAACTTCGGTATTTGGTAGAGGTATTAATGGTACTGATAGTGTATTTTCAACTATAACTGCTACTGGTGGTGGTGGTGGTGGTACTAGACATGATGGCAACCAACCAGGTGGGAATCTTGGTAGGGATGGTGGTTCTGGCGGTGGCGGTGGCGGTAATGATTCAACTACAAACACTGGTGGTTCTGGAAATACTCCTTCTACATCACCAGCACAGGGTACATCAGGCGGTGCTGGTCTCGGCACTGCTACATTTGCAGCAGGTGGCGGTGGCGGTGGCGGTGGCGCTTCTGGTGTTTCTGGTTTTAACGGTAACGCATCTACTGGTGCAGGTGGTGCTGGTGGTTCAGGAACGCTTTCTTCTATAACAGGAACATCTACATATTATGCAGGCGGTGGTGGCGGTGGAACATATTTGGGACGCACACCTGGTGCTGGTGGTTCTGGTGGTGGTGGTGCTGGTGCATACGACACTACTCCAGTGGCAGTTGCTGGAACAGATGGCTTGGGTGGCGGTGGCGGTGGCGGTGGTGCAAACGCTGGTGCGGGTGGTCGTGGTGGTTCTGGTGTTTGTATTATTAGATATGCAGATACATTCCCAGCTGCAACAGCAACAACTGGATTAGATTCTGGATATCCAATTGTTAGTGGCGGATACAGAATCTACAGATGGACAACATCATCTGGCACTATTACATTTTAAAAGGTATTTTAAATGCAACTATTTGCTAAAGTAGAAAATGGAATTGTCACCAATGTGATTGTAGCGTCGGAAGAGGTTATTAATTCTGGTGCGTTTGGTACTGGATGGATCGAAACTTGGACTGATACTATCAATAATCCAAGAAAAAACTATGCAGGTGTTGGATACACTTATGATGAAACTCTAAATGCATTTATACCTCCACAACTATTCCCGAGTTGGATTTTAAATAGCGATTGTCAGTGGACTGCTCCAGTTCCCTTTCCAACAAATGCTTCTGTTTATGATTACACATGGGACGAGTCCACTATTTCGTGGAAGATATTATCGCCTTTATTATAAATACATAATAAGGATCAACAATGACCATTAACAGAAATCTATCACTACTAACACCAAACGTAAGTGCGTCTGGTGCTGTAAAAAGAATAGAAATTACAAATCTAAATAATATTTCAAATTTATTTAATTTTACAACCTGCGTATTTCCATTAAAATTAGATCAAACAAATATAACAAGCAGTGACTTTACTGATTCAAAGGATCTTGAAGTTGTTATTAATGGTCTTAGATTAACCCCTTATGTAAATCAAGTAACGTATCCATGGTTAACTCCATATGATTCACATAGAGGATTTAGAGCAGTGGCAACATCTACAGATGCGAATGTTATTATTTACAACGCACCAGCAATAGGAGATTCTGCTTCGGTGACGATTATAAATAACTCGTCTAGTGTACAAACAAGAAAATACCCATATTCAGCTACTACAATAGCATTAGGAGATTAA